AGCGGTTATTAAGTTTACACTAGCAGATAATGCTAAGCAGTATTTAGCTTTTATGACACCGCCGTCAACTGAGGAAATACCTCTATATACAGTATGGGCTACAGACTTACTATTATCAGATTCTAATAATGTGACTTATAAATTATATGAGGATGCAGTATATACGCCAGGCACAGAGCAGCCAGTTATAAATCAAAACAGAGTATTAGCTGCTACTAAGCCTAATAATACTAAGTTATATCCAACACCTACAGATGTAGACATAACAGGAGCGACAGAGATAGATCTTAACGCTACTTTAGGTAGTCAGGATCCGGGTTTTTTTGGTAGTGGATCGGGTGGAAGCTCGTCAGGTATTAGATTTATGGTTTTAAAGCCTGATACTAAATACATAGTTGAAATACTTAACGATGGTAGCGGTCAAACAGCTAATATAGTATTTAAGTCTACTTTTTTAGAGGCTTTGTTCCCTGGATTATTTGCACAAGTTAACCCTTAGGAGGTGCAATATGTACAGTGACGTGATATACTTAATTAAGGATCAAACTACTGGAGATAAAAACGATATAGGAGATCCTATTTACACAGCAGTTGAGCGCATGGTATTTGCGAGTGAGAAAAGCGTTAGACAATCAGAGTTTTACCAAGCATCATCACAAGGCCTAAAGCCTGAGCTAATGTTTGAAATGCGATTCTCGGATTATGACAAAGAGCAGAAACTTAAGTTTAATGACGTGGAGTATGATATATATAGAACGTTTAGAAAGAGTAAAGACTACATAGAATTAATATGTAAAGGGGTTGTTAATCGTGGCTAGAATACCAAAAGCGGTTAAAGTTACAAAAGATAATGTCACTTATATATCTAAAGTTGATCGTAGTAAATACCTTATAGATGAGCTTACACGTACAGCACTAAGAGAGGTAGGTAAGTTCTTAAGGCGTAGAATGTTAGACCAGGTTAGAAAACTACCGGGATTGAAAAGAGGACCTAGACCACGTAACGCGTTTCAATATTGGGTACGTAGACGTGACAAGGATCTATGGATAGGCATTAAACATAACACCTGGTATGGCGCTCAGCAAGAGCTAGGAACAAAAGGGCAGCCTAAGAGATCTATACTTAGAGATACCGTTTATAAGAATATAGACGAGATCAGGCGTATAGAGGGCGTGTACTTATCAACTATTGAGGATGAAAACAAAGCATTAGGATTAATAGATCCTGACAATGATGGGAGTAAAGAACAATGATAGCTATTAGAAAATTAATAAATACTTATCTTAATACTAAGCATCCCACCACTCAGGTATTCTATGAAGACGCACCTCCAGAAACACTACCGCCGTATGTGATTTGGTCTTTTGGGCCCTCTGTACAAATGAATGAGAGCACGGAGACGGTTATGCTTGACATAGACGGTTGGGATATACCTCCAGATAATAGTACTCTAGCATTAGAGGAGTTGATGGAGTTAATCGACGGAGACGGAGATCTAACTAATCCAAGTGGACTTAATCAGTTGACTTTAAGAAGTGATGATATTAGTATTCAGATCAGGAGAGAGACACGCTTGACAGTTCCTGATGAAGATAAAACAATTAAGCGTAAAACTTATACATATACAGTCTCGATATACGAGCAAGAGACGGTTATATAATTAGAGAGGAGCAAAACTATGGCAAAGTATAAAAGAGCTCAACTGGATAAGATACAGATAGACTACGGTATTATCTATATCAACTATGGGGAGATAGACGCGAGAAAGCTAGGACCTACAAGAGGTGGTGGAACATTTGAAGCTACTCAAACAATTAGAGATATAGAGTTTGACGGTAGAATAGGTAAGACTAAAGGCTTACAGACTATAGACTACATTGACGCTAAACTGGTAGTTAATAATTTAGCAGTAACAAATGATGATCTAGAAATAATTATGCCGTACTTAACTAAGTCAGGTACAGATCCAGACTTTATTTACACGGCTGAGGAGTCAAGTTTAGGACTTATTCCTAATGAGGACTATCTTAAAAATGTCACTATGTTCGCTAAATTGATAGATGGATCTTATAAAAAGATCACTCTATACAATGCAATGAACGAGGCGCCGTTTAGTTTTGCAGCCGTAGACAAAAACGAGGCTGAGGTATCTATGGAGATATTCGCTCATTGGGAAGTTGATGAAGATGACGCAGGGAATATAGATAAGCTTTTCCAAGTTGAAGAAGTAGCGTCAATAGCTTAGTAATTATAAGGCGCATAGTGCGCCTTTTTATTTTAAAAAATATAATCTTATGGAGGTAAGAACATGTTTACAGTAAAGCAAGCGATAACAGTATCGAGGATTATAGGTAAGTTGGATCTAAAGATAAGTGATCCAAAAGCAGGAGCTAACGAAGTAGGAGCGGATCTAATGATGCAACTGGTAAGTAAAGCACATAAAGCATCAGAAGATATCTACAAGTTAGTAGCGGAGCTAAAAGGCTGCACAGTTAAAGAGGCGGAGGACGTTGATATAGTAGCTATATTTGAGGATGAGAAGATCATGGGTGGAAAGCTAGTAAGTTTTTTTACTTCTGCGGTCAAACAACAACTCCAAGAATAATAGAGTTACTAAGTAGCTGCTACGACCTCAGAGCTATAATGGATCTAGAGTTTGACATAGATCTAATAGCCCACGCAGTAGAAAAAGAAGAAGAAAGAGCCGCGTGGGATCTATGGGCCTTATCATACAAAGATATGACGGATGAAACTTTTATACCTTTTGAAGAGTTTAGAGATAATTTATACGTGCGTAAGAAGCCTATGAAGTCTAAACAGGATATAGAAGCGGAGTTTGAGGCCATTATAGAAAATGACAATAAAGTAAGAGGCGGTGAGTAATGAAAATATTTGAGTTATTCGGATCAGTATTTGTAGACTCAGATCCAGCTAATAAATCATTAGATAAAACAGACAAAAACGCTAAAGGCCTAGGTAAGACATTCGGTAAAATGGGTAAAATGGCAGGTGTTGCAGGTAAATTAATAGGTGGCGCAGCTCTAGCAGGTGGCGCTGCTATGGTAGCACTAGCTAAAAAGACAGGCGACGCAGCGGATAGACTGTTAGATCTAAGCTCTATAACTGGTATGAGTACAGACGAGATACAGAAATGGGAGAAAGTAACGACAGTTGCTGGAGTATCAGCTGACGCGATCACTAACGCTAGTCAGAAGTTAACTAGGCAGATGGATATACTAAGCACTGGAACAGGTAAAGCCGCAGAAGCTGCGGAAGCTTTAGGGCTATCTTATGAAGTACTTGAAACTATGACACCTGACGAGCGTATGAACGCTTTAGTAGAATCACTACAGAAAGTAGAGGATCCGGCAGAACGAGCTAAGTTAGGTACGGATCTATTAGCTGGATCATGGAAAGACATAGCTCCAGTACTTGACGTAGGAGCAAAGAGATTAAAAGGTATCAAAGACAACGCCAATATAATTAGTAATGATGATCTTAACCAGGCTAATGAGTTTAGAATAAAAATAGATCAGATGAAAGAGCGAGTTATAGAGTTCGGGCAAGGCCTAGCAGTAAAATTAATACCTTACTTAAATAAGTTTTTTGATTGGATAGCTAGTCAGATGCCCTTAATAGAGGCAGTATTTAAAGAGGTGTTCGAGAATATAAGTATAGCTATTAGTTTTTTAATACCTATACTGAGAGACACGCTAATACCTATATTTGTAACACTGTTTAACTGGGTAGTTGATAACATGCCACTGTTTAAAGAAATAGCGATCAATACATTTAATGCTATAGTAATAGCAGCTAATGCTCTATGGACCTTCTTTAAAGAGTACATACTACCGATACTACAATCTTTATGGGATCTATGGATTAAGATATCTCCAGCTATAAAAGATCTTGCAGGTAAAGCATTTGATGGCATAGTAATAGCAGCTAAAGCTCTATGGGGGTTTTTTAGTAATAACATACTACCAATCATACAAGATCTATATGATCTGATACTAGACTTAATACCTAAGCTAGAGCCTATCTTTAAGACGGTATTTGAGAATATAGGTAAGTCTATAGATTTAGTAGTAGGAATTGTTAAAAACTTTATAGGCTGGGTAGATAAAGCTATAACAGCAGCTAAAAACTTTTTTAGTGTTAAAGATGATGCAGAGGGTAGACAATCAGGATCTACATCCAGCGGAGGCTTTGGTCTTGGTGGTTTTAATATACCAGGACTAGCTAATGGTGGAACAGTAACAAGAGGCGGTAGAGTATTAGTAGGCGAGAACGCTCCAGAGATACTAGATCTACCTAGAGGAGCAACAGTAACACCACTAGGAGCAGGTAGGGGAGTTAACATAAGTCTAAACAATTCTATCATCACTGACGACTATGGAGTGGATCAGTTAATGGATAGGATAGTAGGACGTATGTCAGAGTTAGGAGTTATCTAATGGCTAGAGTATTTAAAATTGCTACTGAGAAAGTTATAGTAGATCCTGGATGGGTTATAACTGATAAGATTAATAGCAGAACTACGCTAAGTATTAAAGTTATAGATTTACTAGCTCTAGGATCGATAGATAATGGAGACGCCGTAGAGGTTATAGACGGCACAGATACAATCTTTTCAGGAGTTATTCGTAATATAACTCCTGAGGAGAAATACATAGGCCAGCTATTCTATGTAATTAAGGCTGTAGACAATGCAGCCCTAGCAGACAAAAGGCGTATAGCTAAAGTGTATGAGAACGTAACCGCTGGGTATATAGCTAATCAATTGATAGCAGAGAAATTAGTACAAGAGGGCGTAACTGCTGGAGATATTCAAGACGGCCCTATTATTAAGAAAGCCGTCTTTAACTATATAAAGGTTAGTGAGGCTTTAGACTATCTTAAGGATATAGCAGGCTTTGTATGGAATATAGACAAGGATAGAAAGCTTAATTTCTTCGATAGATCTACATATAGAGCACCTTTTGATCTTACTAACAGTGTACAGCATAGTCAGTTTAAGCCTAAAAAGTCTATGGATGAGTACAGAAACGTACAGTATACTAGAGGCGGACAGACTAAAACTAACGAGCAGCCTAACGAGATCCCTACACCTAAACCAGACGGAGAGTCTAAAACTTTCGTCTTAAGATTTCCTGTAGCAGAGGAGCCAGGGATAGAGATTAATCTAAACGGTGGTGGTTGGACTGCTGTAGATCCTAATGATATAGGTATAAACGGTTTAGACTCAGCTAAAAAGTGGTACTGGGGATATAATAGCCCTACGATAACACAAGATCCAGCAGAGACGGTATTAGCTACTGTAGACGCTATACGTGTAACGTATAGAGGACTACGTAACTTGTTTGTAGCTATAGAGGATCCAGTACAAATTGATAAGCGTAAATCAGTAGAGGAAGGATCTAGCGGTATATATGAAGAGCTTATCATAGAAAGATCACTAAATGACTCCGCTCAGGCTATCCAATTTACACAAGGGCAGCTAGAGACGTACGGAGATATTAAGGATATTTGTACATTTAGTACAGAAGTTAAAGGCTTAGAGGCTGGATCCCTTTTAAAAATTGATAAACCGTTGTATAATATAAA